ATCAGTTTTCTTTAATTCAGTTAAAAATTTAGATACTTCAGTAATTTTTATTTGAGTAGCTTTATCTTTAATATTTTTAGTTTCTTTAACTAAAATATTCTTTAATTCAATAATTTTAGTATTGTAAAAATTTCTTAAATCAGGAGTTGAGTCTACTGAGTTTATATATTCTTTAAGTACTTGTTTTTGGTTATTAGCTAATGAATCATATTTATCATTAAATTTTTCTAATAATACTTTATATGTTAAAGTTCTTATATCTTTATCATAAGTAGAAAATTCTTCAAGTACTGTTTGTTTTGTATCTTTAGATATTTCTTTTTTAGTTAAATGTTCTAATATGATAATTTTACTATCAGTAATTTGATCTAAATTTAATTTTTCACTATGAAAACTTTCAATTAAAGTGTATACAGCAGCTATCTCTTTGTAATTAGATATCTTAGAACCAAAAAACGATTCCAAATTATAATGTTTTTTTATTTCATTAATTAAATTGTATTTTTGTTTTTTTACAGATTTTCTATTAAATCTAGTAGATGCTTCTAATATAGTATTAATAACTAAAGTAGCTCTACTTTCAGTTAACACTTTTGATTTAAGTACAGATTCATATATTTTATATTCTCTACCTAAACTAGTATTAATAAAATATTCTTTTAATATATCTATAGCTGGTGAATTGCCACCTTTTAGTGTATCAGCGGTAATTTGACGTACTAACAGTTCAAATAGTATGCCTGTATTTTTGTACTTTGAGTGTTTTATTTTCATCAAAAAATATATTTATTTATAAATATTAAAAGATATTTACTTCTTTAATTGTTTTTCATCTAATAATGAAGTATTATCTTTATCTTCTTCGAATATTAGTTTTTTCTTGTTTAAACTTTTTAAAAATCCTAAGTTTTTTAAATGAGCAGATTTAGTTGCTTCTAAAGCTAATGGGCTACCTCCTTTATAATTAGTTTTTATAGAATTTGAATCATTTTTATCAGTATCCTTCATTCGTTTAACTCCTAATCTATCTTTACCAAAATTATCTTTTTGTGTATTACGTTTTAAATTAGTATCTTGTGGTCTTCCTAATTTAGGATTATCACCAGCATATTTTTCAGGTTCAGGTACATTTCCTGGGTCAGTATACATCCTACCTTTACCATATAATGAAGCTAAATCATGAGGAGTACCATATGATTTACCTGTTTCTACGGGATCATTACCTTCTGCTTCTATTTGTGCAATTCTAAATTTACGTTTAGCATCTTCTCTTACTAAATCTCTATATTCATCATATTGATCTTCACTAAATTGATATACATTATCATAAATCCAATCAGATGGAACTAATCCTTGAGCCAATAATTGTTCAGCTAGTTCAGATTTAGATTTTAATAATTCTACTTTTTCCTGTTCTAATACAATAGATGGGCTAGACATTTCTAAAGTAAAATTAGTTAATGTTTCATCAGTGTATCCTTGAGTATATAAATGAACTAAAGCAATTTTATTTAATTCTGATAATACAATACGTTGTAAACGTTCAATTGTACGAGCAAATCTAATATCCTGTGCTGCTAATGTTGCTTTACCTTCTATATCTTCTTCATATCCTAAAAATGCTTTTGGGATTTTTAAAGCAGCAAATAATTTTTCTCTTAAATATTCAACATCCTGAATTCCATCATATTGTAATCCTGGTGTTGTTTCTATTTTAGTTGTTTGATCATTTCCACGAACAGGGATATAAAAATCCTCCATCATGTTTTGCATATTATATTTTAGATTATAATCACCAGTTTTATTATCTTGGAATGGTGTACGTTTTAAATTACCAATAGTTTTTTGCATAAATGCATCTATTTCATTTGGAGGAATAGATCCAACATTCATATAAAAAATACGTTTTTCGGGAGCACGAGCGATTCTATGAATTAACATTGCATCTTCCATTAGTACATATTGTTTATATAACCTACGAGCTGGTTCAATATATGCTCTACCATAAGGTAAATAATTAACATCTGAAATCAACCTGAAATGAGCCATTTCATAATTATCAAAAAATACTCCAGTTTCATTTTGTAAATTAGAAGTTCCAGCTGCTCCCCCAACAGGATACATTCCTGAACTTATATTATCTAACCCATCAGCTATAAACCTATATCTAATCTCTGACATATTATCGGGATTGAATCCTTCTTGTCTTTCAATATGATAAGCTGTGTAAGGTATAACATTATAAACACCAAATTTTTCAGCAATTTCTAATTTTAAGAAAAAATCCCCATACTTACACATTTGACGTATCCACATCCAAAGATTAAATTCAATATTCAAAACATCATAAAATAAGTTGTATAATATTTTTTGAATATCTTCATTAGCACTTCTAATTTGTAAAACTTCACCCATATCATTCTTAAGTGTAGATTCATCAGCTAATATATCAAGAGCAGAAGCTATAATAGCATCCTGGTCCATAACATCATATTCTGAGTACATATAAGGTCTTAGATATTGGTAGTTTATGTTAAATTGTGCTCCATAAAGTGAAGTAGGAGTAGTAGAAAAAATTCTATTATATCTATCCATTAATGAATTAGTTTCTAATTCACCAGTAGCTTGGATTTTGCCACTATCAATTACTTTTATTTGGTTTCCCCCAACATTTCTAATTACTACATCAGTAGAAAATAATTTTTTTAATCTTGAAAATATGCTTTTATCAGCCATAATGTGTTGTTATTGTTATAAATATGGTTTAAAACAGCCATCTAATATCTTCTTTACCATCCGCTGTTTTTATGTTATAAGGATTACCTGCGTTTGCCATCCCATAACCACCTTGATAAGGAGTTCTATCAACAGACATATTACTTAAAGCATTTTTTGTTGCCTGTAATCCCTGTTGTCTCATTTTAAGTGCTGTATCTCTAATGTACATAGCAATACCAAATGACATTACTAAATCATCATTATATCCACTTTGAGCTTCTGCTCTATTATTTCTCCATATAAAGGTTTTCATTTCCTCTATTAATCTTTTTGATTGTATTGTTACTCCTTTATCACTAATATATTCCTGGAATTTACCTATTATCATAGGACGTGTTCTAGATGACATTGTAAAACCAGCTACCATTTTTGAATGATCTTGGTATTTATCAAAATACGAATCAGATGTTGGGGAATCACTCTTTTTTGAATAATAAAGATTAGGATAAGCTCTATCTATTGCAACTTGTATAGTTGCCCATCCTATATTAGCATTTTCAATTACTAACATTGCTTCATTATATTCAGTAGCTAAACCAACTAATAAATGCCCAAATTCTTTTGTTCCTAATTGTCCTTTATATTCTGCTACCTGTACATTATTTTCTACATCAATTACATGACATGCAGAATAATCTTTTCCATCACCTCTAGCAACATCTGCTACCACAATATAATCTCTTGTATAATCAGGTGATTCCCAAACCCATAAATTTTGATCAGCACCTCTTCTTTCCATAGCATCTTTTACATAGGTTTTTTCATAAAAATCTATATATTCAGGATAAAATACAATATCACCTGAAGTACTAAAATCACAATCACATTCCTGAGCTGCCATTCTAGGGTCTCCTAGTAATTCATCTTGTCTTTTTCTCCATGCTTCATCTCTTTCTGGGTGAACATACCAAGGTAATTTAATAGGTAAAAATTCATTTTCTGAAGATTCTGCTCTAGTCCAGGTTTGATGAAACCAATTACCTGTACCATAGGGGGTGCTTAATGCTATACAACCACCTCCAGTTGCTAAAGTTTGTTGTGCTGATGCCCAAATTTCTCCAATATTATCAATAAAAGCTGCTTCATCTATTAATAGTAAAGATACTGCTTCTGATCTACCTGCATCACTTGATGCTGATGTAGCCTTAATTTGGGATCCATTTTTTAATCTTAAATTTAATTTATTATTTTCGGCTGCATCTACTTTTAACCATGAAGGTAAATTTTCATACATAAATTTTACCTTTGTAACCATATTTTTTGCTGTTTCTTGTTTTGTAGCAATACAAAGTATATTTTTATCTTTTGCAAATAACATTAACCATAAAGAATATCCAGCTGATAATGTTGAAATACCTAATTGTCTAGATTTTAAGATAATTGAATATGGATTATCTCTCATTAGAGTTAATACTTTTTCTTGAAAAGGGTATAGATTAAATTGTATGCGCCCACGTTGTGGGTGCTGTATATAACAGTATTTACGCATAAAATGTACTGGATCTTTAGCACATTTAAGATATTCTTGACGTATTACCCTTTTTAAATCAGCCATATATTATTTTAATAATACTACTACCCCTATAACAGCTACAATACCTGCTCCTCCCATAAGTTTAGTTTTTAGTTTTTGTTTTTTTAAATCCGCTTGTAGTCTTTTAGATAATTGCTGAGATAATGTTAATTGGTCAGTTTTAGTTAGCATTATAGATTCAAAATTTCCTACTTGAAAATTTAAATTTTTAATAACACTATCTTTTAAAACAACTTTTTGTTCTAATAACTTTATTTTACTTATACTAAGTGATAATTCTTCTTTAATTCCATCACCAGTAATTAAATCCTTAATTACTAATTTTGCTATTGGCTTTTTCAGTTGAATCG